TGGCTTTGACATAAGTTATGCCGTCGATCAAACTTTGAGCATCTTGTGGTTTTGTTTCTTCCACATCAGGCGTACACGCAATTAGTGTCACCGAAATTAGCAAAAATAAAAATTTATATAGTTTCATATTATCCTTCATAATAACCTTCAATATCAAATTCTTCAATCAGTGAATCTAACCAACGATGACGAAATTGCTGTACATTTTTATATGTAAGTTGGGAATGAGGCACTTTAACAACTTCACGTAGATAAGTGTCTCTACGGAATGAGGGAACGCTTTATCTGGTCGCTTAGGAAATCGTGACATAATGATGCTTCTGCAAATAGCATCAACATCAACATCAACATCAACATCAACATCAACATCACGTTGGTACTCGTTACAATAAGAAAGGGCCATAACATCAACAATAGCATTACAAATATGCGTTTGTGTTGTTGATCGACTATATGAAGTAGAACCATCACACAATTTGGATTTAGCTAATTTAAAATAATTTGAAATTTGTTTATTTGTTATTTTCATAAAATTCAAATCACCAAGATATTTGCACAACTGGTGTAGTAGGAGGCACTTCATTATTATCTGAATCAAAAACAATTATATCAAGGTCAATGATTTTAACCTGATACCCAAGTTCTTTTAATTTCTTAACAACAGGGTATTGCTTTAGTGTAAATCCTGGTGAGTGGTATGGGACTTTTTCTACCTTAAAGAACTCATTGGCAAGATATGCGCGAGAACCTGAATATAATTCGAGTGCTTTCTTACCAGTTTCAGCAATGCGGTGTACTTCCACTGAAATGTCAGCCAAGACTTTATCATGAGTTGCATCAGATTGTACAGTTATCTCTCGTGCTTGTTTAGCAGTTAAAAACATAATAATTCCTTAATGGCTTCGGCTTCTGAGTTAAATGACTTCATTCTTGTGGTTCTTTTGGTGTGAAGAAACTGTTCAACACATCCTCTGCTTTTTGTAGAGCACTGCATTCGTGATGATAAATGTCAGAAAAGTAGTACCCCCCTGTGAAGCTCTCCCTAAGTTCATCAACAATACGCTTTGTTCTCAAATATTCATCTAATGCTTCTGTGAACTTCATGATAAATTTCCTTCACCCGATTTTAAAGTTTACGACCGTAGCCATCTGGATTATCTCCAAATTTCTTCTTCAGTGCTTCAAATGTTTCTCGCTCTTGGTCTAAGAGACGGGCTCTATGCAGTTCGTCAGCCGCTGATCTCACACGATATTCTTCATCAGTTTCTTCACGGTGGGCAAAAATTGCAATATAAGAATCACCATCTGAGTATGGGGAGTACTCTTTGCTAATTGTTACATTACCCTTACCATGGGTTTCAATAAAATGATTCAGTTGGAAGATTACTGATTCAGCGGAATTGTAATCGTAATCTAACGTACCAACTTCAACTTTGATAATTTTCTTCATTTTAGAATTTTCCCTGTTTAACTTGCTCTTAGGGTCTATTATACCCTAGTTAGGTTAAAGGTCAACAGGGGTGATCCAAACCACTAAAGTTTAATCGCCGAAAAATCTTCAAATTTAAATGTAGGTGACTCATCTACATGACCCGAGTACACAACCGCAGCAACTGAAGCACATGCACGGCGCCATCATTACATGAAACTGAACCACCCTCACGTTTGTGTGTACTTAATTTCCTAAGTAGATTTTTAACAAATAATATGTGCCGGTAACTTTAAACTCTACTGCACTATCATCAAAATAACTGATACTATCGATAGACATACCCGCAAAGTTATTATCATAATGAATATCATGTTCTAGTGGGAGTGGAAATCCCTCGAATTGTATCTCCGCATCTAATTCTTCGTTGTACGGTGTGCCGTAGTCATTATGATCACCGATACTCACTTGAATGTCAGCGAAACGGTTGAGGTATCGAATTAACTGTTCCTCACTAACATTTTGTAGTTTTACGTCGTTGTAAGTGTAAGAATCAGCATCTCCGTGCTCATATTTGATGTTGATGATATAACACGCTGTTGGTGCTACTCGCTCTACTTTTGTGTACGTAAGTTTCATTGGTATTTGTTTGGTTGCAGTCATTTTTGAATTTCCTTATTCCACGTAAACAGTCAATATAGAAGCAGCAAGTCTACGGTTACCATCACTTTTGATTATAGGAAACACGTGATAGTGCTCCGCAACTGGCTTGTCAATGTATTCACCAATCATTCTTGATAACTGTTTTTGCATTTCAACAGCTTCGCCGATGTTGAGAATTAATCGGTTTTGTGGTGTTTGTTCTAGTAACATTTTTAATTTCCTTATCGTTAATTTACTCTTAGGGCCTCAGGCCCTAAATTTAAGCGAGGTTACCCACTCATTTCACAAACCCAACAACGTTAATTCTTCCGGCGTCATTAGAGACCGAGCTTTATCATTTGCAGCAGAAATCTTATTTTTGCACTCGATAAACACACGGCGTTTTTCCACAATGTCATCAATTTGATATTGAAGTGTAGAAAAATCATCCTCTAAATTTCGTAAGTTGTGACCAATAGCTGTATGAGGAAGAGTGATTTCAGAGTAGTTGGTAAACATACTCGCATCTGTATCAAAAACAAACCCCTCTGGTGAAATTTTCGCCAGGGTTTGCTCCGTGTGTTGGCTGAACATTTTTTCAAAATCAAACGCAAGCTTAAACAACTTCTCTGTGTATGTGGAAATGAACAGATTTTTCTTTAATAATCTACTTTTGCTCAAGACGATTAGTTTCATCAATCTTAGCTTGTTTAGCTTTTGAAATCGGTTTTGTGGTCATTTTGAATTTCATTCTCGTTAATTGCTTGCTCTTAGGGTCTATTATCCCCTAAATTTAAGCAAAGTCAACAGGTTAATTTGCGTTTGGTATAACAGCTACAGCTGATTCTAGATCAGCAAAGTGGTGATAACTTGTCAACTCGGTGATGTGAATAAACGTGCTGGTGGCGATGTCATACCCCTGCAATAGCAGTGGTTGACCATCTGGTGTTGGATCGGTCCGAAGCACCGTAACGTCTGTGGGGGTAACTATGAACGTGTAGACTTGATCACTCGCTGTGTCCATATACTCATATACTGCTGATTTCACTGTCAATTCGAAACCACTAACGTTCATGGCACTTCTCCTGCTATGGCTGCGTCGATAGCAGCGTCAAGGGTTTCAACGTCACCGACCTTACTGATTCTGTGATGCGCTGCACCAATTGCAGTGTGGATGTTGTGCATGCCAATCTCAAACCAATCACCACGCAGCCACTGATACCGCCCTGCATCCGTACGCAGCGCTTTTAATTCCTCGTTGGTGATGCGGTCAACCTCATGCGCCTCTGCTGTTGCAGCAATGCTAGAGTGATACAACTCAGTCTTAAGCGCTTCTACTTCGGCTTGCAGCTTTAAAATAATTTCAAGTAGCGTTACTCTTGGGGTAGCTAGCAGGGTTTGAGCTAATTCAATTTGTCCGGTTGTGTAGTTCATGTCTTTGCTTTCAGGTAAGCGTTGACAATTCTCAAAACAGCTTCCTTGCTGCTGGATGTTGTGGTGTGGTACGCAGCCACCATCTCATCTGTCACATCATTCACTACAATGGGTTGCAGTGCTTTCTCGACCGTCCAGCGCTCACGTTTCAATAACTGAGCCATACTAAGTGCAGCCTGCATATCTGTTTTATCGGGGCTTACACCTTGTAACACACGGCAAATGAACTGGAGCTTGTAAAACCAGTCTGAGCCGTCATCCTCTACAATTGGTGCGATACCGGCGGCTGACGTAGGCAATAACTTGGCACTCTTTTGAAACAATGCAGGAACGTGTTCACCGTACTGGTAAATAATTTCGCCGTCTTTGAATGCTTTCCATTGCCACATCTGGTTAAAAACTTTAAATTCTTCTACTGGCTCTTGTGGCTCTTGTGGCTCTTGTGGCTCTGACTGTGCAATGTGGGCGGGTTGGGTGTAGAGTGGATAACCTTTTCTGATTAGCTTTGCAGCAGCCTCTCGCATGTAATAACCATCATGCTCATAGGAAGGGGCACCACGATACATAACATCAATACACTCAATACACTCAATGTCTGTAGCTAAATCTTCGTTACATGTCGTCTGCTCTGGCTGTGCAAGTAGCCCTTGTAGCAACTCAACTAGCGGGCGGTTTTCCAAACCATCTTTTTCAGCCAAGTGAATTGCTTGCTCAATCTGAGCCTTTGATATTGTGTGGTGCATGTTAGTATTTTGCCTTGTGAAAACCAAACGACAAGCACCCGAAACGATAATCGTCGTCAGTTACGCCAGCTTTGAACGGCGAGGTTTCACCGTTGATGTCAACCACTGGCAAACCATCAGGTATGAATGCATACCATTCTTTTGGAAAAAGCCAAGTAGTTCCTTTATCATCACTATCCCAAACGCCACAACCCAAAGCTATTAAGTCAGCATCATCTTTTAGGCTAAGATTTGCATAGTCGATCTGGGGGTCAACAACATCCACTTTAATAGTATCGATGCGCTCAAACTGCGGGGTTGCAACTTCTAAGGCTTGATCATCTTGCAATCCAATTGCAGCTTTGAAATCATCTACGAAAGAGGGTGAGTCCATGTAGATAACTGGTGTATTTGCTGGTAATTTAATACTCATTTCATCCTTCAGTAGTTGGTCAATGGTGGCTTCTATACTTGGTGTGTAGTTGACTTGCCCGTCAGTATCTACAGCTGACCCGCTGGCAATTAGAGCGTATGTTAAGTCCTCTGCGTCTATAAAATCACCATCAGAGTGTGACTTGGCCACCATCGCACCAAACCTCGCCAGTGGAACTAAACTATTCACGTGCATCTGAGTATCTGCACCCTGCGAGTTGAGTGCTGCTGTCTCGGTACGAGCACGTAGATAGCCTCTAAATTGCAGGTCGTGGTCGTAGTGGAGGTAGTTACCAAAACTATCAATTGGCAGATACGCATCGAACGAAGCCTCAAACTCTTTGCGCCACTCGGATATTTGTTCTGGTGATGGGTTCATTTCCTCGCCTCCAAGTTCATTTTCATTGTGCAAACTTTTTTCAGATTCATGTGTTTGTATTTTTTAACTAACGAGAATAGTCGCAGTGTGCCGTAGGGCATTACTACGCGCCAAACTTTACAGACTTTTATTTGGGGTTTCATTTGGTTTCCTTTAGTTTGGTAATGGTGGTTTAGTGTTTTCCCATAGACCAGCATCGCTATCTCTAGGGTCATAACGAACTAGGTATTTGCCATCTTCCATTGCAAAAAACCAATTCCCTGTTCGGCTTCCTACCATATGGATTTGGTCGGGAGCTAGATATGGTGCTAAATCAATAATCAAGGTTTGATAGTTTGCGACCATCTTTCTATAGTCTTCACAGGATTCTGCCAGCTTTGCTTTTAGCTCTGCTATCTCGGCAGATTGTTCCGTGTATGCGTCTAACCCAAGCTGTTTCGCCAGCAAAACCGTGTCTTCTTTCGCAGACTTGATCCGCAAAGATTCAGACTCGCCGTAGCACCAGCAACCGCCTTCACTGACTTCAGCAAAACCAGCTGAAATTACGTCACCTGAGCGGTCAAATACTTGTCCGATGTGTGAGTGGTAAACATCATCAGTCATAGGCCAAATGATGAAGCCTAGTTTTGTTCTTACATATTTGTGTATCACTTCAAAGCTCCTTCGGCCGCTGCATGTTGGACAACAGCGTGTGCCATATCCTGTGTCCAGCTTTTTTGTTTAATAAAACCATTGGCGACATCTTCAATCGCTTGCTTGCGTCCGTAGGCTACCCCCTTAGTAAAGTAGGTATATGCATCTTGGCTCACCCGAGAGTGGTACTTACCATCTACGCCTAGCCGGTGGTCATATTGAGGGTATGCAGCCTCAAAAACCTTTTGTGATTCGGTAGTCATTTGGAATTTCCTTTGTTACTCTTAGTGGTCTATTATCCCCCAAAAATGAACAAAGTCAACAGGCGCGTATTCAGCGAATACCTTTCGATACCTTACCAAATTGTTAGTTATCCAATACCCATCTTGGAATATTTGCATCTAATTCAGGGCGACGTACGCACAACTGCTTAATAAATTCTACTTGGTCTTCTTTACCAGCTGTATCACGTGGAACCTCGAGTGCCCATGTCATCATACGCTCCCAAGCTTCACTCTCTTGGCTAGTTAGTGCAGCGTGACCATACAATGATTTGTTACTCAGAGACTCCAGTGCGCGTCTCCAGTGTATGAAGCACTGTTCTAGTGCAGCTTTGGACATTGTTGGGAGTGCTAGGAATGCTGGATATCTGAGGTAATTAAAGCTAAGATTTATTTTATGAATATCATCACTCACATAGGCTGCACGCTGCTCAACTACCCTAGTAGCAAGGTGATGGAGTGTTTTAAGACTAAACACATTGACGGTTGTCATGTATGCTAGTCGGATATTGGGGCACTGGTCAAGTAGTAATTCAACATTCCGCCAAAAACGATCGACGTCCATACCATCTCTGACGAATTCTTGTTCTGGACCATCACCCTCAATTGAGGTAAAAATAGTGATCCGAGCGACTTTGTTGTCGAGGCTATTAATGTTGGATATTAACCGTGTGATCAATTCATCTGGTACACATAAGTTTGTATTAATCGCAAAATCTAACGTTGGTTGGGGCGATGTAATCAGATCCTCGATCAACTTCCATGTATTTTTACTGAGTAGAGGTTCGCCTCCTGTGATTCTAAAGTGAGTCAGCTTTTGTTTAAGTTCTGGCCACCACTTCCAAAATGCATCGACATATGGGTTCACTTCTTTGGATTGGTACGGCATTTTATCTGTAGACTTGAGATATTCAATATCATTGAATGTTGTGTGTGGTAATTTGTATGGTCCATGACGCTGGGAATCTTCCATCCACCTGGAACTCACATCAGGAGAACAATACAGACACCGAAAGTTACAAGTATTATCAAAATTCACCTCAATGTATGATGGGAAGAACTCCGAACCTTGGCCCGATTGAATCACTTCTTCAAAACGTGGGTATGACCACGATGTCCTACTTTTAAATGTTCGATCACTGTCGTGATCACCCGTCGTCAAATTTTCAATTTTCCAGCAATATTCACACTCAGGAGTCTGAATTCCAGTAAGCATATCTTGCCGAGCTTTTTGCTTGTGTTTAGTATTATGCAAGGCAGACAAGTTTGTTTCTAATTCACTCAGTGGTATTTTGTGAGTAGCCGGGTGATGACACGAGTGGGTATGTCCAGTATTCAAGTGAATCGTTCCCTGTGTCCATTTCGCCAGGCACATTGTCGGACTGACTTCACTCAATTCGTCGCGAATTTGTTTGATTGGAATAATTTTAAAGTTCATGTGTATACGGATATAACTGGTGATGGTTAAGAGACAGTGAAGAGCACTTGAGCCTCTTCACTGTAACAGTTGGGTTTACACCATGGTGCTAATGAACTACACGGCGATTGCGAATTGTAACAATATTACTGTGTGATACTGTTAAGGAACAGTGTTTGTCCGCCCGACGGTGACTGTAATCTTGTATGTGATTGTCCACACTCGATCCATACTCTTTAGCAGTGGGTGAAAAATGATGTGAGACAATAACCGCTCACGTTCACTACTCGGGTTGGATGGGCTATTAGCAATACCTTGAGCCTGGCCCATCAACGCGTTAGCAATATTGGTAAATCCTGTCAGATTCGAGAATAACCAGTTTGTTGGGTATGGTAGAGGTGGGATAACAATAGAGACTGTTGAAGTGCTTCCGGCGGTGATTGATACGAACCGCAGTGCACCGTAAGTCACTACACCTGGTTCACTTACTTGAGAATTGCAGCCGGCAGTCGCAGTAGCCAGTGCTGAATTCAAGAGCGTATTCAGATCCTCATATGTAATTGCGCCACCAACTCCTGAACCAGCAGTCGGGGTTGTGAGAGAGATATTCTTTGTTATTCCATCGACAGTGATGTCAAATACATACACTGTATTAGGCGCCAATCCAGTCAGTGAATCAAATGCCTTTGTCCCAACCAACACATCTTGGTACCCCTGTGTTGCAATTCTAGGCAAACCAGCAGAGAACAAACCAATTTCATCAAATACAAAATCTGTACGATCGGAAGTTGGAGATAGTGAACTTTGAACTTGTCCGACAGGCTCAAACCTATTGAGGACACAGGTCACAATGACTTGAGATTTTAGCGTCGGTAATTCAATGCTGTGGACCCCCGTTGGCGCAATTGCAGCGTCACCACCTGGAACTGCTCCTGGGCCAGTTCCTAGTAACGGATTTGATTCCTCAACGACTTCAGAATACACTTCGTAGTGGAGTCTGGATTCCCAGTTAGAGGGATCGGGTAGTGCGCCATCGTTTACAGTTCGGAATGATACTGTACCAGTTGCGTCAACGAATGTTCCACCACTACCAAACCCAATTCTGTAAATTCCAGCATTAGGTTCATTTGCAAGTGCTCGAGCAATAATTCTACTCATGTTTTGTGGATGAATAGCATTCGTTTTCTCGAGAATTGTGTTTCCGAGGTCGTCCGTGATGGCAACTTCACCAATCATGCCTAATTTGACATCAATTGTCGGATCTTTTTGTATAATTTCGTGGGTCATTTGTGGGAGTTTCGTCTATTTCAGTGGATTATTTATCAGATCCGCGAGGATGGTAGATGTGCCGTCTAATATGAACACAGTGGTATTAGGGTTTGTGCGTAACTCAAGCAATACCGTTTCTTGATAGTATCACGGTATTGAATAGTACTCAACTGATGGACAGATCTAGTGGATATTTTTCGTATCGTACTAGTCCGTTTTATCAAAACTGGTCACAATACTTGCAATGCCAGCTATGACTGCTACAATAACTAACAACATAATAATACCATAAACATTAAACATACTTTATTTCCTTATATCATACCACATACATTAATTCATTTGCGAGACTGTAGTCAACTCACAAGTACCATTGCAATAAAAATAGGGCAGATTAGGTGCCCTATTTTATCTTGTATTAGAATTGCAAATTCTTATCGCGCTGGTGGTGAGTAGCTTTGCAATTGGGCAGCAGTGCCGCCAATCTGTCCGAGGCGAGGTTGTAAAATCTGCCCATTAGGAGTCAAGATTTTTGCAAGCTGGTGGTAGTACTCCAATGAATTCACACCATTACCCAGTGTCTTCTGAGCCATCAACTCGTACAATGGAAACAATGTTGCTTGACGGCCAGAGATGATATCAACAAGGCGGCGTTTGTCGATTGAATCCAAGCTGCTCAACGGAACAAAGTGAACATTTCCATTTGCATCGACATTCAAGATTGCGACCTCTTCCCATACACCAGTTCCGGTAGGGTCGATCCATCCGATGTGTGGATATTTGCTTGGACGAATCTCGATAGGGGTTTGATTTTTGTATTGAAACATGATTTTATAGTAACTTTCTAGTAAAACTCCCTGGTATTATGCAGAAGAGCGCTGGTAACGTCACTATTTAGTATGCAAAAAACTGGGGTATTTTCATTCTAAGACATATGGGCAAAAAAAAAGAGGCCCTTGTGAGGCCTCTTTCTAGTTGTTGGGTGATAAGGTAACCAGCCTCAGCGTGTTGTCGGTGTTTAGGCGACTAACGCAAATAATTCATCGTTGTGAGTTATTATTTGTTTGCCAGATTTAACGACGTTCGTGCGTGTCGGATTGTAATTAAATTCTATTCTCTGTCAGTCGATTCTAGATCGCCCCCATCAAAAACACTATACTCGCACTGGACATAATGTTTTTGGTGGAGGCGTCGGGATTTGCACCCGATTGTTGCCAGTTTTACCAATTTAGGTTTCCAGAGTTTCTAGCCCGAGGCGGATTAGAGTACCGCACCCTTCGGAAGCTCATCACAATCATTTCTTTTACTTATTATAGTTGAGACAGAACTTGGTCACACCGGTCATTGATATCGAGGCAATTAACGATGATCTGTCGAGAGGTAGGAACCATCACATCAAAGTATTTGCGCATTGTGTCATCAACAAGGCTTGTGTAGTGTTTGTTTACAGATGCTCGTTGCGCCTCGACTTGAGGTGCAAAGTGCCCACCTTCGATGAACACGACCTTGTTATATCCTGCTAGTGCGGATACACACTGGTGATAGTAATTATCCAACCAGTCAGAGCGGCTCTGAACTCCACCAAGAGCCATCAGCGCGTATACAAATAAATCCACTGGACTACGTTCCGTGAATATGATTGGATGTTGTAGTGGTGTGTGTCTACGTTGAACTTCAAGATATGTGGATGTATCGTCAGCGAGTTTTCTGGTGAGGATCTCATTCTGGAATTTTATTGTCAGTTCTGGATCGGAATTAATCTGATCCAGAGTGACGCCCCAATCCGTTTGTATCGATCGTGATGATTTTCTTGCGACCACATAGTGCCCATGGCACTCACTTAGTCGAGTAATTAGGGTAGTCTTACCAGCTGATTGAGCTGCGGTTATTGCGATGATTGATGGTGTTGACATGTGGAGGTTTACCAATTATCGTACTCAGTGAGATCTAGGACCTCATTGGTTACCAGATTTGTTACTGTTGTTATTAGACCGAGTCCTGTTGGGGTGAAGGAGAATGTGTACTGGGTACCGAGCGCATCTCGCGATGCTGTGTGGTCTTTTACCCAAGTATCAAACTTCTCCTTGTCATATGTCGACAACACAAACATTGTTTGTGGCTCTATCGGCATATCAGAATGTAGTTGGTTGTGCTACACTACGAACCAGTGCCATAAGACCTGTCTGGAGATCAGTAGTACCAATACTTACCCAACGCTGATCGATGTCAGGATTTCCTCGAAGGCGTAAACACAGAGCCTCCAACACAACACCCTGTTGTTTGATCTCATTCATAAGATCAATTTCTACCTGAGAGAGGTCCCGATAGCCTTTGATGATTTTATGTTGGTTGTCCATTTGATCCCTGTGTGAATAGTTGTTGGTTTTGAGTTGCGACTACCGCATTGTGGTCTCGCAGTTTGTCGGCAATTTTAGTTGATGTGATGGTGCTCAGTGTTGCTTGTGCTTCCTGATTTGCTGCTTGTGCAGTAGCGCTGTCACCTGCCGCCGAGGCTACATTACTAGCTTGAAGTGAGCCCAGCATTGACGTATATTGTTGCATGAGAATTGGATTCATAGTTTACCTGTATGTTAATTATTATCGAGACAAAATATCCGATATTTTAGATTTCGCTGTTTAGCAGCGAGCCCTAGCTCATAACCAAATGCTGAAATTTCCCGCACCTGGCAATTTGTTGATTCGGCGATCAGTGTTGCTACATGGCGAGCAAACTCCAGTTCCTCCGTAACCAATTCACTCTCGATTACTAGCGTGTCACATCCACCAGCCAGGCGGATTAGTTGAGCATTGATGGAGGTAACATCACCACCCTTGACTTTGAATACATTCATATATTACATAAGCCTCTCAGTGTTCACCGAACAGAGTCGTATACAACTCTCTCGTTGCTTCTTGCTTTGTCTCGACCTTTGTGAATGTCTGCTTGTGTCGCATCGAGATTACTTGATTGAGAATACCTGTGTCGATTTTAAATTGTTCTTTAATCGCTGTCAACACTTCTTTTTTGTGAGTTCGTTCACCGTCTGCCCGCATCATACACGCACACGCTTCATCGATCATAATCGATAATTGTTTGCGTTCTGCGTCACTTGTCGGGATAATAAAATCGAAACCTTCTGTTGCCATGATGGAAATACCTTTTTTTAAAAATTTGTCTTGAGCCAGTCTACGTACGTTCCTGGGAAATCCGATGGTTGAAACAATAGACCAGATTTGAACGATACGAATGTTTTGGTGGCGTATAGGTCTCCAACTTCAACTTGTGAGAATACATGAGTGAAGTGAGGGTCGCTAGGGTACACAACCATTGTACCTCGTTGGGGGTTAAAGCCAAACCCCCAAGTCGGGAATTCCATCTTACCGCCGTATACTTCAAAATCACCATCGAATGGTGGAGTTTCGTTGTAGTCTGATAAAAACACTACGGCTGTGATATCCCTATTGTGGATTCGTAACCACTTTCCCTTGATTCTCGAAGAATTATCACAAACTGGATTTGGGGCAACACTAGAGTCAGACCACAGTACCCTGGTTGGTTCATAATCAACTATCTCATTTTGATAGTGAGCTTCAATTTCAGCCGCTTTAGAATCCAAGAATTGTGTGATCAGTGTGTGAGCTAGTTCTGTGTGTTTTACAGATACTACTGGCACATTGTGTTTATCAACATCTGGAAACAAAAAGTTTGCATTTTGTATAATCTCCTCACACTGCATGGGTGAGAGAGCTTCTTCGAATATCAGAAATGGTGATCGAGTTTGTTTAGTTGTTGACATGTTGAGCTTTAGATTCGTGAAATAGTGTAAAAATGTTTTGCACTATTTTTATATATGGATGAATCTTACGCTCAAATACTTGTGGTTTAAACGAGTTTTGGTTACCTATAATAATAACAATATCTTCGACTAATATACCAGTCATTTCATACCAGCACAGTGCATACACCGTTGCCTGGAGGAAGTAGTCTCTAATATCATCTTCACTCTTAACCTTATTGGCTGTCTTGAAGTCGATGAATGCTGGTTTGTTTTTCCAGATGCCAAGTAAGTCGGTCCGACCCGCAGTTTTCAGAGTATGGGAAACCAAGCAGTTCTCTTTGAGGATAATTTCTGATAGGTGTGCTTTGAGTAGTGCCCGAATCTGACGAACTGGGACAGCAATCTCTTTTGGTTGGTCTCCCAACTCAATCTCAATGTCGGTATTATCCAACCACACATCAAGAGTGTCATGAACCGCCGTACCTCTATCACACGCTGCCTCCGTTACTTGAGCTGCGTGCTTTTTACCAACTGCAGCTCTCCACCTCTCCAACCCTGCTTGCTTTTCGACATTTGCAGTGCCGAGGACGGTTGTTACACTTGGATACAGCACCCCCGGCGAAACCTCATACACCCGCTTTCCATTGGGGGAGGTCTTGCTGGAAAAGTTGTACTGTTCTAGATTGAGTGGAGTATTGATTGGAATCACTGAGGAATCTCATCCTGATTGTTTGCTGCTCTAAATTTTGCTAATCGGGCAACGAGGCGTGCGTTTTTTTGTTCTTCACGGGCTTCGTCTTCCTCTTGCTCCATGGCAGCGATTTCTTGGTGTTGGCTGATTTCTTGGTTGAGCTTGTCGTGTTCGACAGAAGCTAGTGTGGCGGCTGTTTTAGCTTTGTCTACCTCAACAGCTGCTGCTCGAGCTTCTGTCTCTTGTTTCAGTAGGTTGATTACTGATTGCAGTAAATCGACTGTCGAAGCAGTATCCTCAACACTTGGTTCACTTAGCGCATCAGCTGCTGGTTCTTCGAGTTCTGGAGCCGCTGCATCATCCGCCAAATCTAGTGGTGGAGTGTCAGTCAATTCTGGATCTTCTGTGGGTTCAGTGTCAGCAGGCTCGTCTTCATCAGCCTCTGTGAGCTCTTCATCACCCTCAATATCCTCATTCCACTCTACATCTAAGATTTCAAAATCTTGACGTAAAATATGGATAATTTCAGCAACTTCTTTGCCAGAAGCGTTATCTTCAAGCAAATCTGCTAACTGAGTTTCAAACTCCGCCGCATCTTCTCTTGGTACAGTAACCTTGATTATGTGTCCGTCTGCATCTTGAAGGCCAAACACAGATACAGCGGTGGGGGATGATGTTTCGGACTGTCGGACAGCACTATCAACACGGGAATTGGTATCATCCACCGTGCGTTTAACACGCTCAGTAGCCTCAGCACTAATATCATCTTCCTCCGCCTCAATTAACAGGTTGCTTTTAGGTGTAGCATCAAACATCAGTGCAGTCGATAAATCAAACTGAACTAGGGTAGATTCACCCATTGTGATTGGGCGCCGGATCATTTTGCGGCGCTTGGCTTTTGGTACCAGCGCTGGGGTTGTTGCAATTGAGGTAGAAGATGTGCAACTTGCAGCATCTACCGCTTCTAGGATTTGAGTGAGTTTCATATAGTACAGGACTTTTCGTATGTGGTATTGGATTACTTATTGGTCAAATATGATTTGTATATGATGCCGATCACACCCGAAGTGGTTTGTTGGCTGCTAACTTTAGCGATCATTGATTGAATATCTGTTATTATTTCAGCCGACATCGTTAGTGTCCGATTAATAATTTCAGGTGAATATTTGAATTCTCGTGAATCCGCGAGTTGCAATCTAAGAGTTGCTACGTGCTGCTTGAAGTTAGTGTTCAGTACCTTTGCTGATCGTAGAGCGTGCTCGAGGGCGGACACAACATCACTGCGGACTGAACTTACGTCGAGGGATGAGAAGTCAGGTGTAGTTGCCAGAAATTTTCTAATCATTGTTGGCCGAGCAAGTTGATCATACTCAAATATCTCCGATAGAGTTTTCAACAAGTCAGTATAAACTGATCCTGTTCTCGTATCGATCAATCGGAGTTCATCCGCCACCTGCTTTGGCATTGAGCTCTTTAGTTGCCCACGAATTGCAAAGTTGAAATTATTGAATGCTGTAAACACATCCTTATCAACAATTTTAACTTGTGTATTAGTTGCAGGGTCAAACAATACTACCCCCTCGACACCCGGATCGATGCTTTTATCAACACCACCAACATCTCTCAGGGATGGAGTGAGGGTTCTGACAAATTTAATCAATAGTTCTTGTTTGATTGGGAGCTTGAAGTTGTGTAGGATTACATCACCTATCTGCTTCTTCAATGCAACAATTTCAGGTGCCCTCGATTGTAGAGCTATCAATTCTCTGATTGTTGGTGAACTCCCTGATGCTAAATCAACCGTACCGTCGAGGTATTGATTCAGTTGAGAGATTTGCTCACTAAAGTCTACTGCAGATAATTGTTGAGTATCTAATTGTTGAGGAGTGACGAACCTCCAGGTAACTGGCTCATTTGAGTTAATTACTGTCTCTCCGTCTGTCGAAGTGTATAATTTAGTATCAATTGTCACTGTCGGAAACTTAATTCCTTTGAGAGAGGCAATGATGGAGTCAGAGTCAGGTGATAATGCCCGCAAAAATGCGATACACGACGATCCATATATAATTGCATTTGGTTGTGCGCCAAACAGTACTTCAACTTCAACTAAGGTATTTGCTGGTAATACAGGCTTCAGTAGTGGAGCGATTTGGCGCAGGGCTTGGTGTGCAGACTTAAACCCAGTCATTGCTGCGGAGTCTCCCCACTCTTCGGGGTCATATCGCCTCGTCGCTGACCCTTTCTGTTGCCGAGAACAGAAAAGCTCCCCACCATCATCAATTCCAAATGTGAGTGCAGCACCATCTAGCTTTTCAGTAGCTATAAATTTGGATAATCTGGTGATGACACCAATAAAAGAATCTAAATCGAGATCTTCTATGTGAGTGATTCCTTCTGAAAGATATTGCTTGAAAGATCGCATTAAATTCTAGCCTGAGTGTTAGTGGGTTATTTATTATTTTACAAATTATGTCAAGTCAAATATGCCTGTTATAGACTTGCGCTTTGGAAGTGGTGATTTTTCACCGTACTGTTTTTCTCGGGGATTGAAAATCTTCAATGATTTGGGTTTCCACCCTAGATTGACAATACTCCCGACACCATCAGAACTACGTGTTTTCAGAAACTGAAAACCGATCTGGCCAGCCGCCCGCATTGCGTCTGTCAAGTGGATAGCTAGACACCAATCTGAACTGCGGATCTTTTCCGCTCCACCAGCCTGATGACTCTGATCATATACCTCAACGTTCGCTGCACCTTTCGTAAGCTGAGAAGCTGTCAAGCCAATCATGTCATACTCCACAAGCAGATCAATAAATTCTTCAGTGATAAACTTATCACGAGTGCCGATGTTCTCAGTTGATACCGCCTGAATTGGGTAACACTTGTCGAGGTAGTCTAACACAATAACATCTGGTACCCACCCACGTTCGATTTCAATCTCTTTGATTAGCGCTCGAATATCATTGGCAGTTGTACCCAACCTCATCTTCTTGATTACTAAATCTCCATGAAATTCTGATTGTGCATTCACAATTGCTTGCACATCCTCTACATTTTTATTGACATCTATTGAGCTTTTGTCAGAGATAATCATTTGGGTTCGTTTATCGAACATCTTCTCAGATAGCTCCAACGAGACACACAAACAATTCAAATACTTGCCATTCTCTTTCTGCTTGATCAAATTTAAACCAAAATTTAAAATCGACACACTCTTGCCACCGCCAGATATTGCCAATACCAACATCATCTCCGTTCTTGCGATACCACCATCCATCTTCTGATCGAGATCAGCATACCCTGTAGAAAAACGAGTCACCTGAGCGTCTTGCCCTGCACGTTCTTCAATTTTATCAAAAAACGATATGCCGGTATCCTTATCAACACGAATAGAGATGGCGGTGCGGATTAGTGATTCTAACTCACCCAGTTTATTATTGATAATCAGTTCAGGTGATTTATCTACAATGATTAACCTGAGTGCTGATTGTTTACAGAACAGCTCCAGCCGCTCGGTACTAAATTTAATTTGATCTCTAGATAGCTCTACAGTAGGGACATCAACGGTAGTCTCTGTACGGATCATTGTAGAAGAGGGTATACCATTGTAAGATACGTAATACTCTTGAATGAAGGAAATTACTTTGCGATATTCTGGATTGAAGTATTGTGGCTTTACGATTGTGGATGTTCGTGCAAATAGATTAGGGTCTGAAATCCAATGGGATATTAGTTGTAGCTGTTGTTCAGAGTTTAACATTAGTTGTTCGTAGTGGTAATGGTAAAAAGCACCAATAAAGCTCGCGTGTCACGAGCATAGTGCTTTTTCATAAAGTTGCCAACAGACTATCTGTTGGTTACCAACAGATGTATCTGAGTCAGGTTTAAGGAGTGTAGTATGGAACCAAGACTGTCGCACCATTTACAGTCGTCTCAGCCCAACCGGTTGGAGTTCCCAGTGCTGACGTGTTTCCGCCATAAAAAGTTGATGTAACTGAACTGTCATCAACAGTTACAGTAGGTGCAACGCCGGGTGCTAGTGGAGCTGATGCGTCTGGAATTACCACAGTCTCAAATCTACGTGAAGCTGTGTTGAAGGTTTTTAGAGTAGTGGCCATATGTATATGTGATAGGTTTAAGTATATTTACTACACAAGAATGTATTGCTTCGGGATTGTTGTCATGGACGCTGGGTTAGATAGGATAAGTTGATATGATTCTGCGACAAGACTACCGAACTCCGAATCTGTACCTTTCCAATAAACATTTTTTACAATATCCGCCGCGGTGATACTGGGAGCAGTAGTCAGTGGAATTAACCAATCCCCATCTACCATGAGTTGCAGCGTCGATCCACGAGCAAGTAGCGATTGTGGTAACGTTGCTGAGTATAAAAAATATGGCTTCTCTAATGCAATGTAACTATATTGATTCCACGGAGACTGAGAGATAACTCTATTGGTACTGTGTGCGTGGCCTTCAAACACTAGTGTAGTAGTGGTATAGTTAGTGCTACTCAACAACTTGACACGAATTGGTATTTCAATAGTAGGCAAATTCCTATCAACCGCGATGGTGAGCCTGTTGTTAAACAGAAGCGGTGGTGAAGTTACTACAGTCGGAGGCAAGTGTTTGACTGGTGTTCTGTATTGATTATCAGTAACCACAATTGTACCAGTCCGTGTGTAACCCAAATCGATTGTGATACTATATGCTGTCTGCGCTACAATTGTGAATGCCATCTGCTTGATTGTAGTGACAGATGTGCCGTTCGACACAGAAACAAATGGTTCAATTATTACAGAACCAAGGTGCCCGAACTGGTGAGGAATTTCGACAATTTGTTTATCGACGAAAGAGTGTTTGAACACTCGCGTTTTTTCACGCCAAGTCAATTCTGATCGCGGCGATTGTTGTTGGTTGGCGTCCCGTACCATCCTGCCGCTACAATTTTCAGTCAGAGTGCAATTATCCAAAAAGGAAATAGTACCGCCAGTAATGCGCTTGTATGCAGCTTTTTTGCAAGTCAAGCAAACGAGCATTTTGTTCACTACTCGCTTCGTTGTGATATTTTCTAATGGTATCATGTTGTGTAAATCAATTGAAGTAGTTCCCTATAAGAGGGGGCAACTGATTGAGATACCAGGACCACCTTGCGCATTCCGTATATTTCGAGTTCTGTGCCTTCCATAATCGCATCAGTCAACTCTCCTGTCGAACTGTATCTGTCTCGGAGCGTATATTCCAACAGCTCGAGTGATAGTATATCAACATCAGAATCCTGCTTGAATACGACTGGGCGCCAGCTAAATTCTCCTACTGGGAACGCATAGCAGGTCGAGTCGACATTTGTCGTCAGACACCTGACAGATGCTTTCGGATAATTGCTGAGTTGGTCCTGAATAAGGTGGTGTCTCCCCAAGTCAAATGAGGAGTGTCGAACTTTGCAGATACTAAACAAGCTGGTGGAGTTACCGCTCTTTAGACCGGCGGTTGTTAACCGATCCAGCGCTTGCTTGCAATTGTTTCTGATATATCTACACTGATCTGTGGATAATTCAATCATCATCGTGGGTGGGTGTCGAGTATTGGGGGTAGTGTGCAGTATTTAGCCTCACTACCCCCAATAACTTATTACTCAACTGAATCATCAACAGTCTCGATTGCCCATGCTGGTTTATATTCAGAATACCGCTTGATTAAAAATTGTGGGTAGTCCACAATCCGTCCCAAGTAGGTATTCATCATCAATTGCATCAGGTCAGGATGTTCACACTGTGCCTTGATTGCATATTCCTTGCGCTCAAGCAACTTGTTTTCAGCATAAAATTTACTGACTTGAGACTCAATCGAATTAAGAATTGGGAACACGTGATTCTCCATTGCTGTAATTCGATCTTGGACGTACTTGTCGTCGACGAAGATACTGCGAATATCATCCGTCCCCTGGACCGCGGCTAGTTCAAATAGTGCGCGGGGGCTGTTGACATTATCCTTCTGCTTATGCAACAGAACGTATTTGTCAGCCTTACACTTCACCAGGTACCGTAGCCCTGTCGTAGGATTGTGCATCTCGACTACACAACCTTCACCTTCTTGCATTTGCTTGCAATACTCATTGAATTCTGATGGGATCATTTCTGGAACCCCGTGAGAGACTAGGTACTCACTCGGGACAGTAACACCAGTGACTTGTGCTATTTGTGTTGGGAGAATATACTCCCCTGTTGCCAAACTTCGGATGCCCAAAATTCGCAATTGTGGGATTTGATATCCCACGACGATTCGATTGTGTGGTGCGGTGTACTCCAGACTGACTGTGTAACCAGATAACTCCAGCATTTTTAGCGCGATCCGCAGTTCTTCGTGGTATGAGATGTAATATGCTGCGTCGCCTGACTGATCAGAATACACCGAACCCTTAGACTTAACATGTAGATTGCCGTTGACCAACATTGTGCTAATTAGTGATCCATCTAGTTTTTCCATTGCACTCGAAATAACACACTCATCGTGGTCCACCCCACCTTCGGCAAAATTAAAGAATTTTTGAGGTGGGAGAGAAATCAACTGAGGGTTGCCTGTGATGTCATATGTCGTGCCACGACAGTCAAGTGCACCTGGCTTCTGGAATTCTGTCCACGACGCGAGGCGGTAGTTGAAAATTCGAAGGACTCTCCCCAGATATTCAAAATCTTTGAAGTAAAAAGTATCACCTTCACTGCATAGAGCCATAAGGTCTGTATACAATGTATTAGCATTGAACTTAGTTGACATGTTTAAATATTTCCTTGATTCGGGGATTGTTCAGATGAGTTTATTATACCCTAATTCCAGATTAAGGCAACAGAGGTTCTGGATAAAATTATTCAGAGTACTACAGAAAGTCCAAGCAACCCGACTGCAATTACCGCCAATACCGAGTTCACACCTGGAATCAACATCAAGATTATGAGAGTGGGTAGGTGCCAGTCGAGCCAATTACCAAACATCGGAACATTTTCTTCTTCCACGAGAACTTCCACTCCATCAACTTGAGTACTTTGGAGTCGGTTACCAAACCGATCGACTCTCGCACTCAGCAATCGTTCTTTATTGTAGGCTTCGAACATAATGAATCCGAGAGCCCCACAGAGTAACATGCTGACTACATACAATAAACCACTTGCCATATAATTCTCCAGTTAAAATAATTTAGTGTCCAAGAAATTTCTCTTGTGGGAATCACGGTCTCTCGATGATCGATTGAATATATTATCGATGGAGACGAGGATAACCCACACACTGGTACCAAATACAATCATCACAGGAATTATCATGTTGACCCCGGGAATGAGCGAGGTGACAATTGTGACTAATAGTGTCCCGATTGTGACAGCTCTGAAGTGCAATTTGATCGCAATTACCATCACAACGAAGCAAATTGCAATAGACGTGAGATATAACTGAGTTTCCATATTAAGGGGTCTCCGGTGTGGTTTTAGAGGGTGGTGAAAAGGTCTTCATTAGCTCTTCAAGCATTCTACGCTGGGATTCGAGTGTAGAGATTCGATCACTAAGTTTTTGGACAGCTGCCAAAAGGCGTGGTTCCAAAAGTGAATTCTGTGGGTCTTGTTCTGTCATGTGTGCGTTTAGTCCATACAATAATCAATGAATCGGCCGGCTAAGTTCCGCGCGCACGCATACCCAAGAGCGTCGATTAGGATAGCCATGTCGCTACCAAAATGAATATCCGCGTGGTTAATATTTAAATTAGCGAGGTTCACGAGTTTGGATGCATGATATAGCACCAACTCAGCATCAGCGTGTGGATGTTCCCTATAGGCGTCATATGAGATCAAAATATCTGCAACCTCAGCCTTTGTTCGGATGGAGTTTACGTAATCTGTCACATAACGAGTCAGAGATAGCATTTTGTAGGTTCTCAAATAAGTTGTGGTATAGATCCAATTGTACTCAAATAAACACGAAAGGTCAACACATCACACATACACCACATAAATAGTGCATCTACACTATGAGAACATTTATGAACTTCCTGAAATACTTATCTGAAGGCATCCGAACTGCAGATTTTGCGCGTTCTATTCAACTTATCAAGCAATATCTTGAAAAATCAACAGGCACCCTATATGCACTCCCTGAGATGGAGCACTACAAAGGCGCCGCCGGCACCGGAATTGGCTTGAGATATTTTACCGAATCAGGTAAGAGTGTTCGGTTCAACTGGACACGCAGTGACTCAGCGTCTGTACTCGAATCCATATCTGTTTGGGATGGCTCTACCAAGCACCCCAACTTTCAGATCACAGCTATTGATGGAGCACCACTCGGGACACTATCACTGGCAACCATTCTCCCTACACTCAGTGCTGTGATCGTATCACCAAGAGTTGGTGTGGTTGAATTGTCGACTGAAGAGTCGCGTGCTCAAATTGCACTAGATGTAAAGGTGCTCCGCGAATCTGAGAGCGTTTATTACGTGAATACACTATCGAAGTCCCCTGTAATATTAACTGAGGATGCGTATAGTGACGTTATTGATGCACTGAGTGCTGGTCCTGTGTCTAAGTTCAACATTTCCAAGATGGGCCGCAACCAAGAACGAATTTTTGGTGAGATTACTCAGAAGTACAAAGATGCATTTGATATTAAGACAGATGGTGCTGGAAGGCAGAGATTTACACTAATCGGCTCTAGCGCCGACTTTGATCGTGACGAAATTGTACAAAGTGTTCTAGATTCCGCACCCAAGAAAGGAAGAGCAGCTTTGGAGGTTCGGAGTGGTGGTGATGAATCGACGAGTACTGATTCAGAAGATCGTGCAGCACGTGCTTACCCCGAGGCCACACAGAGTCGTATTCCTTATGAAGAGCAATTAGATGATATGAAAACCATCATCACGGCGGTAGCAAAGGGCGCAAGTAACTTCGCGATTGTATTAGGTGCTGGGGGACTAGGTAAATGCCAAATTGGAACTACAGAATTACTGGGTAAATTTGAGTAAACCCTGAAAATACTTGCGGTAGCTTGTGGGTATTTGAATAACAAGGTGGGTTCCGAACCCACCTGTTCCTAACATGACAGGTGGATATCCTTAATACCACCTGTTCCAACCATACCACGAGTAATGTATATTCGGAGTATCCCATCAACCATTAAGTAATATGACTACAATCACAAAAACCAAATTGAAAGGTAGGTACGACAGACAAGTAACTGTGTACGCTACTCTCACTACACCAGCAGATGTTATCGAGTATTGCATCACCCAGCAATTTTTGAAAGCGGACCAGTGGAAAGGTTGGTATCCAGAAACCTTACAAAATGTCCAAACGTTTTTGGAATTAGATACCGTAAGCTCCAAGGATGCTGACTTGATGATGCGGTTTAATATATTAAACCCGAATCGAACAGCTAGACCCAACAATGTTGAATTTTATATTCGCCGAGGATACTCAACCATAGAGGCTACTGCTCAAGTATCTCAACTACAAAAAAGTAGGAATTCTATAAAACAGTTGGAGATGAGCCCCGAATACTGGGTTAGTAAGGGGTATTCCCCAGAGGAAGCACAAAGTACTGCTGATGATAAGCGCAATGGATCCACGATTAGGAGACCAGAATATTGGATGAAGCGGGGTTATTCAATCGAGGATGCTCAGAAAAAGGTATCAGATGTTCAGAAATCAGTATCCCCCAAATCAACTAAGTCATGGATTGATAAGGGACTCCCTGAAGATGATGCTGTCAAGGCGGTTAGTGCGGTTCAAACATATGCAGCTAGCAAGTTGCGCGAGGCTTGGAAATTGGGTACAATCGACCCTGCTTGTAGTGTACGGAGAATAGAGTATTGGTTAAAAAAGCACGATGGGGATGCGGCAGAAGCAGCAAAAAGTTTAAGTAAGTGGCAAACTACCTTCTCATTACAGATCTGCATCGAGAAATATGGAGAGGAAAAGGGTACCGCAATATGGGTACAACGGCAGGCAGCTTGGCAGCACTCTTTGAGGGATCGCTCTGCCGAAGAGCTAGATCAAATCCGAATGTCGAAAGGTTCTGGTAGTGGGAGATTGGGTGGATATGGCCTACTATCACAGTCCATGTTTTGGGATATCCACGAACGGCTTACTAACCAACAGTTTGAATATGCTTATTATTTTGCACAACTCCACCCTGATACATTGACTAAGTCACTAGTCGGTAATTATGAATATATCATAATTACTCCCAAAAGTGTAATAAAGCCAGACTTCTACATACCGGAGTTGAATTTAATCATCGAATTTGATGAGAAGCATCACTGGCAGACTACTAAATTCAAAAACGCAGATGTTGTTCGTACTCAGTTGCTGGTTGAACACTTGGTAGACCCCACTATAATCCGAGTACGCGAGACAGAATATAAAGCAGATCCGAAAAAGACTGTGGAGAGGTTAGTTCAAGCTGTTGAACGAGCTGCGGGCTGTCACAAAGCTTTTAGTACTCAGTTCCAGTGAACAAAAAAACGCCTTCAAGGCGCTTTTTTTATAACACTCTGCGAGTTATTTAAATCAGAGCTTACCGTTTGGCGTAAATGTCCCCGTCATCGCACCGTGAACATATTCCAGATACTGTTCACCATCTCTCGTTACAGGATTACCATCCAGACCTGGTATGGAGCCAACCTTGGCAATCATGCCAGCTTCACAAACCTTACCCACGACAGTGTTACCGATAATCTGGCCAGTGATTGATACACCTGCGGGTGATGCCATTCCGATTTTACCGTCAGGCATCACGCCACCCGTAACCGGAAAGTGTTCATCACTAAACACTGTGATCCAAGATTTATCTGTCTTCTGCCCATTTGCATCGATTTCAAATGCATAGTGTCCACTCAACCAAATTCCGCCGTCAGGTGAACCTCCGCCAAGCACAGCATTATCAATTGAGTCGTCTCCTGTCACAGTGTGCCCGTGATTAACGAGACTTGTGTTGCGTGCAGCAATGCGAGCTTCGTGTGAAGGCATCGTGAATGACCCCACAAGTGTTCCTGGATAATATTTAACGGGCTCGGGAGCGGCGGGGGTTTGAACTTTAGGGCTGAAGTAGCCTAATTTGTACCCACGATATCCCAAGTACCCTAATACGATGAATAAGAATGCGAAAAACATATTAAAATTCCTTTAGTTAATGATGGCTTCGTCACACGGAGGGCGGAGCTCACCTGTCATATTACCTGCAATCAGTTGGTGTGCTCCACAGGCTACACCTGTTAATTTACCATACTTGATTATACCCTCACACGATAACCCATACGATCCATACGCCAGATGGAATGTTCCGTCATAATTAACCTTGCCGCTGATTATGGTTTCCTTGCGGGTGGTGTGTTGTGTTTTTACCCAACCAGATGTAATTGCTCCAGTGTGGTCGATTGTGAAGCTGAACTCACCAATCAAGAATACACCTCCGTGCTCCCCCGCGAGACCTGTTGCTGTATTATCAGTGACGTTGCTAATTTTTGGAAATGATGGAACGTAGAGGCGCTCACCAAGGTATGCGTCCCTCAGCGATAACAGATAGTACTCATCACTACTTGGTGGACATATCGTACCTTCGACGACTCCTTGGTGGGGGTTAGTATACTGTGGGATGTGGGTAGGCTCTGGTGGTTGGTTACCTACCCAGAGTGCAGACCAAATACGGCGGGCGATGGAAATAATTGAATTCATGAGGAGGGATTTTTAATGGCTTCTTATTTAGTAAGCACTGCTGTGGTATAAATAGTGATTTACAGCAGGTACACTTATGCACAATCTCGAAATTCGTTCCTTCCTTCAATTGGCGGAACACGTAAAACAAAATTTATCAATTGATGAATTAGAATTAAACAAACTATATGACACTCGAGAATTCGATTGGTTGATTCGCGATCAAGAGAATTGCCTAATTCCTGTGATTGGTCTGATTCGCAAGCAAGCCAAATTAATTGAATTTGAATTTTCTACCGGTGAGACTGTAGTGTGTGCAGATCATCACATGTTTGCTACTAATGCACGGAATGATGTCATCGTCGCAAGTGAAATGAAGGTTGGTGATCTATTAGCCAAGACATCTGGTGACATCGCCGTGGTAGTTTCTAAAATTTCCACAGGTGTTGTTAGTGATGTCTATGATATCCAAGTGCAATCTGAGAAGATGTTGTATAGCGACGCCGCAGGTTTTGTTCACCACAATACTCACACTGTTGAGGAAACTCTTCAAAATCTAGGCTTATCAGACGGCGATGGTTATTTTAAGAACACTTCATCAGGATCTGCTGCTGGTCTATACAAGACACTCTTTATGAATCGTACTGGAATTGTGGTTCTTGATGATTGTGACACGATCGTATCTACCCAAGAAGGTCGCAACTTACTGAAAGCTGCACTGGATACTAAGAAGAAGCGTAAATTAGTTTGGGCGAAGGCTGCGTCGTGGTTGTTCGATCCAGCTGACGAAGCCCTCATGGGTGATGCACTGGATGCTGTTGATTCTGGAATGGAGCCTGAGAAGTTTCCACGATATTTCGACTTCGAGGGTCGTGTAATATTGATCAGTAACTTATCACCTGACGTGCTCGATCCCGATGGTGCACTCGCCACACGAGGATTTATCATAACACTAGACCCCACAAAGGCTGAGGTGTTTGCATTCATGCGTAAGATTGCTCCCAACATTCCAATCGAGGGTACTCTCACACTCGAAGAGCGAATGGCAGTAGTCGACTTGATAGAGAAACAGACAGGTGCTGTTAATATCAGAAAATTGGTACGCGGGATGAACCTGGCGGCTTCGGGGGTTCCAAATTGGGCTCGATTGGTTGAGCGCTACTGCTAAAAGCTAAAGTGTTTATTGAGCGGGGAACTACACTAAGGTTAACCCTGCTCTATTCTATTGCACATATCATAATTACAATACCACCATTATAAATAGTACACATATGTGCACTGAAATGAAAATTAGTATGAAAGATACCACCAAATGAAATTATATGGTTATACCCGAGCAACAGCGTTACCTACCTCTCCTGATGTGGGTCAGATTGTATTTTTATCAGTCGATGGTTTGACAGGGACACTACAACACTGGGACGGTAGTGCCTGGGTGCTCGTTGGTGGTACTCCACAATTATTGAGTATTGTTGGTGATCAATTGACATTATCTGGCGGAGGTGGGTCTGTTACACTGCCAACGTTCTCATGGCGTGAAGTCGTGAATAGTACAATTGTTGCCCCTATGGACGTCGCAAATGGAATTGCTGTGAGCAATTCCAGCGCCACTACAGTCACGATACCTCTCAATTCTGCTGTACCAATTGCAGTAGGATCATCTGTGTTGGTAGCTGCTGATGATGTTGGTACAGTGACACTGGTACCGGCTAGTGGTGTTACGCTACACGTCGGAAATGGTCTGTCCACTACTCTGTTGGGACAGTACTCTGTAGTAACACTTATCAAGCGATCACCTGATGTTTGGTATGCGGCTGGAGACTTCGCTACACCATGAAGACTTCTCTCCATGGAATCTTAGCCGATAGGCGAGAACTCACAGTAAGTGAATTCTTCACCAGTTCACTCTATGGATTTGAGATTAGTGATACTGCGTCTATAGGGCTACCTGGAGTGATATCTGGAAGTCTACCACCTTATGGGCTGGCTGAAGACACAGGTAGTATTGGACTACCATCTATCGCATCAGGATCACTGGTTGATCTAATTATCAATACAAATATTGAAGACACAGGTAGTATTGGACTACCATCTATTATTTCTGGAACATTAATTTAATATGGAAACTACTATGCAACAAGAGCAAACAAATATTACAGCAGCAATGCACATGAGAGTATCAGGTGAATACAGCGCAGAAGTGCGGCACGCAGATGGTACAATAACAGAGATCCCATGGTTCAAGAATCTGATCCTAAATTCAGGACTTGATGATTTAGGAACAATGGGTGGTTTGCGTAATTACTGTCATGTTGGTACTGGGACATCAACGCCCGCCGTGACACAAGTTGCATTAGATGCTAAGATTGGCGCATATGGATCCTACGCCACCGGCACAAGTACTCAGATTGGTGCACCATCATATGCATGGGCTACTACACTCCCATACACATTCGCTATCGGAGCAATTGTGGGTAACATTACTGAGGTAGGTGTCGGGGCGACAACTTCAGGAACTCGGTTATACAGTCGGGCACGATTTACTGATGGTGGTGGCAATCCAATTGCTATAACTGTGACAGCATCAGAT